ATACTGATGATAAAAATACTACTCCGGTAATATCATCGGTAAATGGTACTGATGATATTGAAATTTCACCTATTATATATAATATAAACATAAAACAAGAAGAGAGTCACGCACGTGTGCGTGAGGCTCCCCCCTCTCCAAAGAAGAAATCACGAAAGGAAAAAGGGGATGAAACTCCGTTGGTTTATCCTTTCACTTCGATGGCTTTTATGTCAGCATGGGAAGCACTCCGTAAAACTCCGAAATGGAAGAAGAAACTTAATTATGCCCTTCAACTTTCATTGGATAAACTTTCCAAGTTTGAAGAAGAGTTTGCCATCCGACAGATTGAGCGAGCTATTGAATCGGATTGGACTGGCGTTGTATTTACCGGAACAGAACGTGATTATCAAGAATGGTTAAGACAAAAGTATGGAAACAATCAGAAATCAAGTACTAGCAAGCAGGCGGCAAATGACTATGCCCTGCAACAATACATTGCCGAGCGTCAGCGAAAAGAACAAGGTATGGCTGGAAAAGTGGAAAGACCATTCTGATATTGAACGTGTCTTCTCTCCTATAAATTGGGGATATGTAGCTCAAAATCCAGAGAAAGCATATTATTCGGATTGTCCTACAATTCAAAAGTATGATGAAGTATATGGCGAAGGAAATGCGGAGATGTGGATTCATGGCCAAGTACTAGCTTTATTTGGTTCCAGTTCTTGTAAAGATGAAGGAATAGCTAGAGGAATTGGAATTTTTGCTCAAACATTTGTTTCTTCCGTCCGCATTTATAAGTTATCAGAATTAATGCTTTTCTTTTCTCGTTACAAGTCAGGCAGATATGATAATTCATTCTCTCAATTTGATGCAAGAAGAATAGGGAGTGCCTTCTTTAAGGAATTTATCCCAGAAAGAAATAAAGAGATTGACTTCTGTGAGAAGAGAAAGATTAATGAAGCAGCATTAATTAGGAGAGAACTACCAATTGGTTATGTTATCCCTAAAGGGTACAATCCCTATACTTGGTATTTAGAAGCTAAGAAACGTGCAGCTAATGGTGATAAAGAAGCTATTGATAGTTTTAAACCTCGAATTATATGAGAATACTCCTAAACATCCTCCTTCTCTTAGGAGTGAACATCTTATTTTACCTAGTAGTATACCGATTGGCGGATTACTTGATGGATAAAAATTAACTAATAACAAATCAGATATGAGTAAACAAGTATTATCAATAGAACAGATGAACCACTTGCAGGAACTTGGATTAGATACAAGTGATGCAAAGATGTGTTGGATAAAAGATGCCGAAGGGAACTGTACCTTAGAAATACATGATGAATATTGCTATGAGATGTCTTTTATGTCTCCAATCCCTACTTATACTTTGCAAGATATATTTGATAAGTTTCCTAAGTATATAAACCCAATTCCATCTGAACAAATTCTATTTGCATGGATGGCTGAAAGAGATACAATAGCATATCGCAATGTAGAAATGTACGATGATATATTTACACATTTTACAGACGAAACATTGATTGATGCAGCCTATGATATGCTTTGTTGGCTATTCAAAAACAATTATTTACCATTAAAAGCTAACTCAATATAGTACAAAGATGAATATAGGATACATACAATTGAAAGAAAAAGAGCATGCTTGTGATTATTGGTTAATACTCGCTTACCGTACGTTGTTAGGACGCGCTAAGAATAGCCGAAAGCGTAAAGAACTTGCCCGAAAGATAATCCGGCTATGCAAAGGAAAGGACAAGCGTATCATGGATATAGCCGATGATTACAGGTTTTGGACGGCAAAGGAAATGTATGATTGTGTAATCAAAACAAAGAAAGCCGCATTACTCATCATATCACTGTTTATATTTTGTAGTTGCAGTACTTACAACGTATATCTGATTGATACAAAGCCGGAGCCAGTTTATTCTGCCCCAGTAAAATCCTCTGCAAATAGGTTTACTTCTTCTTTTCAAAAGGCTGACAGTCTCTTTGAAAAAGCCTCTAAAGAAGCAGCAAAAGCCGCATACGAGAATACGAAACATTTAATTCCAAGATCATATCGAAATGAGTGAATTATATATACCTATAGAACGCCCTACCAGAAATTTGGTAAACGGCAGATTTTTAAAAGGTGCCGTTCCTCACAATAAAGGAAAATCAATGAAATACCATTCGAAAAAGGCCAAGCGTAGGAGTGTAAATAATTTAATAAAAGGTCGTGGAGCATGGCATAAGACTGGTGCTGGCATGAATCGGAAGAGTGTAGTAGCAATAAAGAATCGTCAGTTGTTTGGTGTTTTTCCTTCTATTCAGGATGCGAGCAGAGCAACAGGGGTCAGCCCGTCTTTGATTAGTTATATCTGCAATAAAAAGCCCGGAAAACATACGGCTAGTGGTTTTAAGTGGTTCTTTGAAAATGATAATACTTGGTGTGATTTAATATTAAATGAAAATGGATGATCAACGAAAACGGATATTAATCGATTATATATCATACTTGTATGCAACAGGTAGGAGTTATGACTGCATCGGGAAATACATCAAATATGTGACTGATTTTATTGAAAATTCCGAAGAAATCAATCGTCGCGGTTATTTGAAATACAAACATAAGCATGCTGATGCTATGGTACGCCATTCGTTTATGTGTGAGGCTGTTTGTGATTTATTGTCTTATCTTAAAATCGGATATGGCCGACGAGAAAGGACTGTAAAGCCTTTGGAAAAACTTGAGGTTATTTCAGAGAAAAATAAGAAACAGCTTCATGATTTTATAATATGGTTGACTGATAACAATGATTATTCACCGCATACAGTTGATATCTATTACACCTCTCTTAAGCAATACTTCGAATACGCCAATGAACTAAATATGGACAATTGCAGGCGATTTATAAAAAGCCTTGAAGAAGAAAAACTCTCTCCGGCCACTATTCGATTACGTATTACAGCCATTGAGAAATTCTCTAAATGGGTGAAGAAGCCTATTGAATTGAAACGACCTAAAATGAAACGCAAGTTGGATGTAAACAATGTGCCGACAGAAGATGAATATAACCGGTTACTGGAGTATCTGAAAACTAAACTCAACAAGGATTACTATTTCTTCATTAAGGTATTGGGTACTACAGGAGCCAGGCTCTCGGAGTTTCAGCAATTCACATGGGAGGATATAGCGACCGGCGAAGTTGTTTTGAAAGGAAAAGGGAACAAGTATCGGCGTTTCTTTTTCCAGAAGCAATTGCAGCGGGAGGTGAAGGACTATATAAAGGAGACAGGCAAGTCCGGTACTCTTGCTGTCGGGAGATTCGGACCGTTGACTCAAAGAGGTTTTTCTCAGCACCTGAAAGCATGGGGTAAACATTGTGGTATCGATTCGAAAAAAATGCACGCTCACGCCTTCCGGCACTTCTTTGCTAAAATGTTCCTGAAGAAAACCAAAGATGTAATTCAATTAGCAGACCTCCTCGGTCATGGTAGTGTAGATACAACAAGAATTTATTTACAGAAAAGTTATGATGAACAACAAAGAGAATTTAATAAAAACGTTACGTGGTAGTGTAGCCCAGCTCAATGAACTGTCGAATATGACTGAAGGTATAGACGTTTATGACGCTGCCGGATATGTTGATACCGAATTTCTTATGGAAGCGCTTTCCTGTGTTAATACTTTCATGGATGCGAGTAATATGGTTATTGCAAAAATATCTTCACTGTTAGCGCCAGACGCTCCGGTTGATGAAAAGAAAAAACAGGCTGATGAAGGTAAGAAATGGAATGTGGAAGAAATACTGAAGCATTGTACCCTCGAAAACAACGTCCTTAAACTTCCTGCTGTGCAATTTAATAAGAAATCCTATGCTGAAGCAAAGAAATGGATAGAAGAAGCTGGCGGATCATGGCAGGGAGGTAAAATACAGGGGTTCACATTTCCTTTTAATCCAGAACGTGTGTTCTCCATCTTGAAAGAAGGTAAGCGGTGCGATTTGCAAAAAGACTTCCAATTCTTTGAAACGCCTGCTGATATTGCAGACTGGTTAGTAATGCTTGCCGGTGGAATAAATGAGGCTGATACGGTGTTGGAGCCAAGTGCCGGACGTGGTGCTCTGATAAAAGCGATTCATCGGTCGTGTCCGTCAGTGACAGTTGAATGTTATGAACTGATGCCGGAAAACAGAGAGTTTCTTCATACACTTGATAATGTAATATTGCTTGATGAAGATTTTACGAAAGATAGTGTAGGACATTACACTAAAATTATTGCTAATCCTCCATTTTCTGGTAATCAGGATATTGACCATGTAAGACTTATGTATGAACGCTTGGAAGAGGGTGGAATTCTTGCAGCTATAACTAGTCAGCATTGGAAATTCGCGTCTGAAAAGAAATGTGTTGAGTTCCGGGAATGGTTGGAAAAAGTTCATGGAGACGTTTTTGAAATTGAAGCCGGTGAATTCAAGGAAAGTGGAACGACTGTTAGTACTATGGCGGTTGTAATAAAAAAGTAATTCAAAACAAATAACTAAATGGATATAATACCTATTATCTAACATTTAAAACATAAAACTATGAACAATTTAATACTAAGTAATAAAAAGACTATGAGTTCTCTTGAAATAGCAGAACTCGCAGGGAGAAATCACAAAGATGTTATGCGTTCCATCCGTGAGATGGAACCAGCGTGGTTAAAGGTATGTGGGCGCAATTTTGCGCTGACATCAAAAAATGTTGAAATGCCTAATGGTGGGTTTAAGGAAACTCCTTGTTACGAACTTGGATATCAGGAGTGTATGTATATAGCGTCCAAATTTAATGATGAAACCCGTGCTAAATTGGTAGTACGTTGGTCAGATCTTGAAACAGGTAAAGCTGATTCTGTATATCAAGTTCCTTCATCTTTCAGCGCTGCTCTAATGTTGGCCGCACAGCAACAACTTCAAATAGAGGAACAGCAAAAGCAGATATCTTGTATGAGCACAGAGATTATCGAGATGAAGAAGAAAACCGATTATCTTGAGGTTATCCTATCTAGTAAAGGAACAGTAACAACAACGCAGATAGCTCAGGACTATGGAATGTCTGCCAAGGCTTTCAACAAGGTGTTATTTGATTTAAAGATTCAACATAAAGTAAACGGGCAATGGATATTGTATGCTCCTCATGTATCAAAAGGATATGTTCATAGCAAGACGGTAAATATAACTCATAAGGATGGTCGTCCGGACACTGTACTAAATACCGAATGGACGCAACGAGGGAGAATATTCCTCTATGAAAAGTTAAAGGCGGTTGATATACTTCCTTTGATTGAACAAAGTGTGATGGATAGTGCAAGCTAAATTAAACTAATTCCCCAAATGTCTTTTTTTTGATGTTTGGGGAAGTTTTTTTAATGTAAATCAAATTATGAAACAAGAAATAGATAACAGCCTATTGGCAGAATGCTTTGATGCTGCAATGAAAGAGGAAATCTTAGAAAAAGACTGGGAGATAAAGTTGTGGGCATATTCCCTGTATAATGCGAAAATGTGGGGAAGAAGAACTAGATAACAAGAGCGTCACCCGAACCACCAGATAGACGCCCTTCCCTAATTCATAGTACAAATATACTATTTACTTTTAAATAATCGTACTATGTTTTCAGAAATATCAGAGTTAAAATCTATCAGAGAGCAGAAATCCAGGTTGTCAGAAAGAGAATCTGAATTGTCTGCTCCTATTATGTCGGATTTGGATTATATTCCATCTATATATAAGTGGTTTTGTGAAATACAGGATTTTAGGGATTGTCCGGGAAATAAAGATAGTGTCCATATCAGAAAGAAATTTATATTTATTATTCTCTTTCTTTATGCTCCCAGCGTATTAGCCGGTGGGAGAATGCCTAAAGGACTTCGGGATAAGATTGCCGAATCGGTAAATATCAGCGATAAAACATTTATTTCCCACAATATCGAAACTGTGGTTGTTCTCTACAATAATTATAAGGACTTTCGGAAGGATATAGAGTATATTTACACTGGAATTGTATCTCGGTTGAAAGACAATGGTATAATAAGATAGGTAGATTTATGGCGAAATTATCTATTAAGCAAGAAAATTTCTGTAATTACTACCTCGAATGCGGTAATGCATCCGAGGCTTATCGCCGTGCGTATTCTTGCTCTAATATGAAAGATGAATCAATAAATCGTAAAGCTGTTGAATTGTTGAATAACGGCAAGATTGCGGCAAGGGTTCGGGAATTACAGGAAGAGCAAAAAAACAAATCTGATATTACTAAGGAAAAGATACTAGATGAATTGTCAAGTATCGCTTTTTCCTCTATTGCAGATATGCATAATAGCTGGATAGAAAGGGCGGAATTTGATAAACTTACTTCAAAGCAAAAATCTGCGATAAAGAGTATATCAACCAAGATCTTAAAAAAGAATATTGGTACAAGTGATGATCCAGAAATTGTTGATGTGGAATATGTGAAAATAGAGCTTCACGATAAATTAAAGGCCATAGAACGCATTTGTAAAATGTTGGGTTGGGATGCTCCAGAGAAATTTAATGTGACCTCTTCCAAAGAAGAACCGATAGTTATTCAAGTTATAGATAAAAGGGAGGATATAGCTAATGCTGATACAGACAACTAAAATATATGCGAATATAGATGGTGCTATAAAATCCGGATATAAAATAATATCTGCACAGGGGAGTTCTAGAAGTAGCAAGACGTATAATATATTAATATTTCTTCTTGCTTATATAATGCAGCATCCTAAGACATCTCTTTCTGTTGTCAGAAAAACATTACCGGCATTAAAAGGATCAGTATTTCGTGATTTTAGAGAGATCATGATGGATAAATTTCAAATGTGGGATAGCAGATGCATGAACAAATCGGATATGGTATATACACTCCCCAATAACTCCTTTATTGAATTCTTCTCTACTGATGATGAACAAAAAATCAGAGGAAGAAAACGTAATGTTTTGTACTGTAATGAGGCTAATGAAATCTCTTTCTTAGAATGGCAACAACTCGTTATGCGTACTACAGATTTTTCGATTTTAGACTATAATCCTTCCTTTTCGGACGAACATTGGATTTGTGATCTGAATGAAGATGCACGTACATTCCATTTTATATCCACATACAAAGATAATCCATTCTTGGAACAGACTATTATTGATGAAATAGAATCCCTTAAAAATAAAAATAAGACATTATGGATGGTATATGGACTGGGACAAAGAGCAATGGCAGAAGGTCTTGTTTTTCCTGAGTTTGAGATTGTTGATGAATTCCCTTCTTATGCCAAACATATAGCTGCCGGTATGGACTTTGGATACAGTGCGGATCCAACAGCAATTATAAAGTGTGGTCTTGTTGATAATAATCTCTATTTGGATGAACAATGTTATCAAACGCATATGCTAGCAAGTGATATTATCCGTGTGTTAAAACCGCTAGGATTATTTGTATACGCTGATAGTGCAGACCCAAGATTGATTCAGGAAATATCTAATGCTGGAATTATTATATACCCGGCAGATAAGTATAAAGGATCGGTCATGGGCGGATTGTTGAAAATGATGGAGTATAAAATCTGTGTTACAAGAAAGTCAGTGAATCTTATCCGAGAGTTTAGAAACTATATTTATGAGCAAAATAAGGACGGTAAATTTATAAATGAGCCTATAGATGCATATAATCATGGAATAGATGCTAGTCGTTATTATGTGATAGGCAAGCTGCTAGGTAAAATATTGGTTACTAGGAGTTATTCAAAAGAGGATTTAGGAATATTTTAAATATATGATCATATGAACTTTGTAGAATCCATATTCAACTTATTGCGTAATAAAACGCTGAACTCTCTTGGAGTGGAAAGAGATTTGATGAAACTTATTGAGGATAAGGACATCAGCCAGATTCAAACCTTGTTGCAAAATCGTGACATGGATGTAATAGAAGCCATAGAAGAATATAATCCTGAGACGCATAAGGTTAATAAAAGAAAGGATAAGCAGCGTAAGAATAAAGAGCCTTATAAGGTAGAAAAGCTTCCCCGTACAAGGCAGAGATACATCAATGAAGTAGAATTGTTTTTCCTGTTGGGTAATCCTATTAAGTGGAAAAACGATGTAAAAGGGACGGATGAAGCTTTTAAGGCCTACAATGATTTCCTCCAGAATACCCGTTTTCATACAACAATGAGACAGGCAAAACGTTTGGCAGGCTCAGAAACAGAAAGTGCAAAAGTTTATCATATATATGACGACAATGGGAAGCCGGGGGTTAAAGTGTTGGTTATCTCAAAATCTAAAGGATATACCCTCAGACCTCTTTTCGACCAATACGAGAATTTGATTGCTTTTGGGTATGGCTATAATTTGAAGGAAGGAAATAGGACTGTTGAACATTTTGATATTGAGACGCCATCGTACATTTTCCGGTGCAAAAAAGCAAATATCGTGTGGGAGGTCACTCCGTTAGTTAATCCTAGTGGTAAAATTAATGTGATCTACTACAAACAAGATAAGGCTTGGTATGGGACACAGCCTAGGTGCGATCGGGAAGAACATATTGATTCAAAAGCAGCCGATACCAATAATTATTTCGCCGATCCTAAATTGAAAGCTACAGCTGATGTTATTCAGTCTTTAGCTGAAGCTGATACTGCTGGTGAGGTTATTCAGATGAATTCCAAAGATAATAGTTCCGTAGAGTATTTGGTTCCGCCTGAGTATTCTTCCATGAAAGATAGTGAGAAGAAAGATTTGAATAATTCAATCTTGTTTGATTCATTTACACCTGATTTTTCGTTTGAAAACATGAAGGGTATGGGAACATTATCAGGGGAGGCGTTAAAGCGTGCTATGACGCTAGGATATATTAAAAGGGACAATCTAAAAGAAATTTACGATATACTAGTTGATCGTGAAAAGAATCTTATTCTTGCCATTATGATGAATGTTACCCATATTCATTTGAGAGAACAATTGGCAAAGATGAATATAACACATGAGTTTGCCGAACCATTTAACGAAGATAAGGAAAAGCAATGGGCATCTATCGGAAAACTTTATTCTGATGGCATTATTTCTCTTGATCTAGCTGTTACTATGCTTGCTCTGACGGATGCGCCACAAGAAGAAATAGAACGAATTAAGAATGAAAAACTGGATTCTATAAATGTTGGTTTGGTTTCCGAATCAGTCAAAAAGAACAGTAATGAGAGTGTATAGTCAGAAAAATTACGGGGGTTATACAAAAAGTGTAGGAAAAATAGAACAAAATAGTGAGTTGCTATAAGTTTACTAGTGCATAAGTCGTTTTTAGTCCCAAAAGACAAATAAACCACAATTCGCTTATTGTGGTTTTCCAGAAGTGAAAATTTTAGGCTTATAATTGGATATGAAATAAATTTGTACATAGAAAATAATACGGCTATCCTCACGGCTGAAAGATATAACGCCATCGGTGAGAAGTGAGGAGCTTGCCTTTGGCGCTTTTTTTATATGCCAGGCGTGGCAGGTTCAGCAAGTCGGTAAGGCGTGAAGAGGTTCGAATCCTTGCTTGCTACAAAGTCGGACAAATTAAAATCCCCAAAAGCGGAAGTGTCCGAGCCGCTAATGGGGACATTTATTTACTTTTAATTTTATGCAATGACATGAAAGCATTAAATTACAGGAGCAAAGATAGTGAAATTATTCCTATCAGCAATAGTCTTTTTGTATCAAATGATGTGAAAGGGGATGATGCAAGTCTAAGTCTTATTTGTAAATCCAATTTTTTAGGACATGAGATCAATGTATATGGTTCATCTGAATCTCCCTTGTTCCTTGCTAAGGATGTGGCAGAATGGATTGAACATTCAGATGTATCAACTATGGTGAGAACGGTTGATGAAGATGAAAAGCTGACCCAAACATTGTTTGTATCAGGTCAAAGAAGAGAATGTAACTTTCTCACAGAGGATGGTTTGTATGAAGTATTGATGCAATCTCGCAAGCCAATAGCTAAAGATTTCAAGAAAGGAATTAAGGGCATTTTAAAGACAATCCGTAAACATGGTATCTATGCTACCGATAACGTTATAGATCAAATATTAAACAACCCGGATTTTGGTATTGAGCTTCTCACTAAGTTGAAGGAAGAACGATCAGCACGCATTGAAGCAGAGAAACAGGTAGCTGTTCTTACTCACGTAAATAAGACTTATACATGCACGGAAGTTGCCAAAGAATTGGGGCTTAAATCGGCAATTGAACTTAATAACCGTTTAAAAGAACTTGGTGTGCAATACAAAGTTAATCAGACGTGGGTTCCATATACTAAATATGCTACTCTTGGCTGGTTTGATATAAAGCAAGAAGTCGCTGATAATGGTCATATTATCTACCATAGAAAGATTACCGGAATTGGCAGACAGGGTATCATCAATCTGTTGGTGTGAATGCAATAAAGAAAGGGCAGCCCTAAAGCTCCCCTTTCCCGCTGATTGGCGTCAACTAATGTGCCGGAACCAGAGTCCACTGACTTACCCTTTATTTATAAACTCTTGTAACACCCTGTTTGTCTCGACAGCGAGTGCGGACATCAAGAATCCGTCTTTGCACATCTCACGTACTTGCCCGAATATCCGCTTTAAATTGGCTTCCATACTTTCTTTGGGGTTGTATACCACCTCTTCTTTCCCGTAGGGTATCAGCCCTCCGTATGTGCTTCCGTGCTTCTTTCTCCCGTTCGTTAAGTTTTCCTGTAGTGACCGGTTAAACTCTTTGACTTGCTTCCTGACGATGCGTTCTGCGTATTTGGTGCAACGCTCGGTTCGGAGCTTCTCTTCCATTTCGTTGAATGCGTTGATGTATGCTTCCTTGAACTGGGCGGCTACCTTTCCGGTAAATCCCATAGCCAACAAAGTAAAGCCGTCACGGGTCATGTAGTACATGGGATTGTTTTTATGTCCTCCATTAGCTAAGTCGCTGATATAGAACGAGGGCGCAAAATTGCGCTCTTGAAAAACGGGACTACAATCCATCAATTTAATAGCTTTCAGTACATCTTTGTGTGCCTTCCTAAAGTAATCCGCAACCACCAAAGAAGAGGTCACAGCTTGCCCGTTTTTCGCTTCTACCAAATCAATCTTATCGGTAGACCATAATTCTAAACTTCTTGTTTCCATAATGATTTTATTTTATGTGTTATACTATTGCGTTACTCTTACTTAGCACATGAAAAACCTGTCGTTATCGTCACCGAACATCTTATATCCGGCAAACAGGCTTAAAATGATGATTGTTATTTCTATCATAATCGTATATTTAATGGTTAATCTCCTACGTAATGTGCGCCCATGTAACCTCTGCTGCTAGGATTGTATATTTCCCCTGAGAAGTTATATCTTACCACCTCTGCCGGCCTACTGTTTTTAAGAGATTCTAGTCTCTTTTCCTCTTCAGCTTTGCGTTTTGCGTCCGCTTCCTGTCTGGCTACGTCCAGTTTGGCAAGTCTCCAAGTTGATTTTAGGACATCGCCGAAGGTTTTACCTTGTTTCTTGCCTACGTACTTGTAGGTTCTATGTGCGGTGCGCATTATTTCTGATAAGTTGTAGCGTTTCATTGGTATGTGTTTTAATGTTATACATCATTTTTATAATGCAAATATAATGTAGTAGATTAATATCTCAAAACGAAACAATAATATAAAGCGTTATATTAACATTAATTAATTATGTGCTACGTTAAATAATCGGATAAGTATCGTATTTTTGTACCGTAATTAATTAATGCGCTACATTATGGCAGAATTAAGAATAAAAGAAGTATGTAAAGAGAAAGGTGTTAAAATCATGGATTTATCTACTATGATAGGTGTTTCACAGACAAACACAAGTAATATAATTAATGGGAAGGTAAATCCATCACTTGAAACATTGGAAAAGATAGCCAGTGCCCTAAACGTGAGAATTACTGAACTATTCGAAGAACCAACTAATATAAACGGCTACATCGAATTAGATGGAACTATCCACAAGGTTTCGAGTAAGGAGGATATTAAAAAGTTAGCGGAAAAACTATAAACCAAATAAAAAGGAGGTAATTATGGGAATGCAAAGTAAAACTTTCGAGGAAGAAGAAAAAAAGTCGTAAATCAAGCTACAAACAAAGGTGTGTCTTGGGAAGTAATAGCAGAAATACGTGCTAAATATCATAATGATTTTAATCAAGATAGATCCCGTTTTGAATCGTTTAAAAAACAAGTCGAAAACCTATCGAAGGATAAGTGATAAAAAGTGAAGGTCGGAGAAATCCGGCTTTTCTTCATTTATAATCCCTTTTTTCAAATCACCTAGTTGCCATATTAAATATATACGGAAATTTTCATGTATTGGAATCAGAAAGGTATTATAAAACTTGTATTTTATTTTTGCTTTTCGTACTTTTGCGTATTGTATAACATAAAACACACATAACATGGGATTATTCAATTTATTTAAAAGTAAACAGGATATACCTCCTAAAAGAGATATAAAGGAGTTCTTTTCGATTGATATAAATAATCTTTTTCAATATAATCCTGTATACTCTCACACAGAAACAAGTCCGTATGGAAATGAAGTAAAACATTATACACTATGCTTAAAAAAACTAGAACTTGGAATTTTCTATGAAGCTGAAATATTAGAAGTCGCAGAAAATGAGTTAAATGTCATATTTAAGGGGAGGAGTAACCTTTTAACCAAAGAACTTGTGGAACTCATAAATTTTTGTGCTGATTGTTTAGGGTTAGATAGTAGCGGATATGGTAAAATTGAGAAAATAGATTATCAGTATGTTGATGACCATGTATTCTCTCGTATGTGGGATAAAATATGGATTGATAATATGACAACTCCCACTATTATAATGACAATATATTCTTTAAATAAAAGCTATTAATTAAATTGTAAATCATGGAAGGTATCACACTATTTGTATCTATCGTAATCATCGTATTCGGAATATTACAAATTATTCTATTTTTCAAGTTATGGGGAATGACGAATGACGTGAAGAAGATTAAATCTACTTTGCCTGTATCTTTAGAAGGGGTATCTCTAGCGAAAATCGAATTTGCCATAGGGAATAAAGAGAAGGCAAAAGAGATGGTAAAAAGAGAGTTCATTTCAGATGTGTATAAAATATATAGAGAAGTGTTAGCTTATGAATACTACCAACATCAGCAAGAAAGAAATCATTATGATAAAGGATATAAAAAATTGGAAGCAATATATAAGAATAGATTTAGTAAGCCTGAAGAATATATAGACTTTACTATGTTTGATACATTTGACAAAGCTAACGATTTCTTTAAATAGTTATTTACCCCGCTAAATGGCGGGGTTTTTATTTGATACTAGAAAAATACCCCAAACCAAAGAAAAATAGACCTTAATAGAGAATTATGTAATATTTATTTGTTGATATTGCTTTTTTAAGTATATATTTGCCAAATAATTGTAAAACACTAAAATACACAATCATGAAAAAAATCTTGTTTTTGTTATGTTGTACAGTGCTATTTACGTCATGTATGACAATCTGCTCCAAGTCTAATCAAGGCATTACTTTCACGGGAGAAAACGGTATTAAATTGTATGATGGTACAAATAATGTAAAGTTGGGAGAAATAAAGGAAGGTAATTCGATAACTGTAAATATCAAAAAGAAAATGGCTGATAAAACAGTTATTGCCAAGAAGGAAGGATATGCCAACACTCCTATGGTGATTGAATCAAACTTTAATGCTAAAAGTTTATGGAATATTCTTTTTTGGCCGGGTTTTCTAATTGATTTAGGAACTGGGAAAATGAATAAATACGATCCGGTTATATACAATATTGATATGGAAAAAGAAAAATAATATTCTTCCCGCCCCGTTCCACTAAAGGTTCGGGGCTTTTATTTCCCAAAAGTTAAATATCTCATATTGCATTGAAATCTCTTTCTAAAAGCTTGTTTAATTACCAAATGGTTATTATTTTTGTGATGTCATAAGAATCGCGATCTTTATATGACTGATGAAGAAGAGCTAAAGGCTCGGATTGAAGCTGCGGAGCAAGACCTTAGCTTCTTTTCCCTCAACTGGGATGCACTACGGGAAACCGAATGGATTTCAGACGAGGAGCTTGAAGAAGGAATCAATGATGCGTTAGACGATTTGATTGATGCCAAAAACAAGCTGAAAGAAAAAGGTAGTCCCCCATAAGGGGCTACCATTTTCTCTTTAACTTATAAAAAATAATGCGTATGGATGCAAAAGAGGAACTTAAAAAGTGGAAAGATGATTTTGCAAAGGCTAAGACCGAACAAGCAAAATTAGAGCACAAGAAGCGTTTTAATGCGTATGTAAACTCTTTACCACCTTCCGATAAAAAGGAGTTCTTGGATGAGTTTAAAAAAGGTGCAGAACAGGCTATAGATGAAGCAAAAAAACTGGTTAAAATTGCAGAAAGAAAAGAAAAACTAGATAAAGTCTTGGACTTTGCTTCAATGTCTTATATAGCAGAACATTATTTTGGTAAGTCTCGCCAATGGTTATATCAGCGGATAAATGGGAATCTGATAAATGGCAAGCCTGCTGATTTTACCCAAGAAGAACTTAAAACCTTATCATTTGCGTTATCTGAACTTGGGGATGTTATGAAGGATACTTCTTTGTGTATAATGCGATGATCGTTTATGAACTGGATTTCTCTGAGTCTATTTTATAATTTACTCTTAACTAATTCTAGCCCGTCAAGTAGACGGGCTTTTTTGTGTTCGTACATTGGGTTTTATTGCCATTGATAGAGTGAATGAATATCATGTTCTTGATGAGAGTAGAGATAGACATGAAAAAGTGGATGAAGATAGAGATGAAATTGTTAATAATCTAAATATTACTTAAAAGGTTCACTTTAGTACTCTTAATAAGGCTGTTGTTTGTTGTTGTTGTCGTATATTTGTATTAACGAAACATAGAATAATACAACATAAAAGTAACTAAAACACAAAATATGGCTCCAGTAATCACATATCTACTAAACAATGCTCCATGGATAGCTGTTATAGTATTAGCAATCATTGGGAGTTGGAAGATGTCAAAGTATCATGCTAAATTAGAAGAAACTAGGAATAAGGTTGAGAATCTTCCTTGTGATAAACATAAAGATGATATTCGTGATTCTGGGCAAAGATATAATGAATTGCAAAGAATTGTAAGCTCTACCAATGATATGGTTGTCGAAATAAACAAATGGTTAATGAAATTTGATAATGATATGATTGATAAGTTAGCAAAAAAGGCCAGTCCATTAAAAATGACTCCTCTCGGTGAGGTTTTATTTGAGGAATCATCAGCTAAAAAGACGATAGATAATAATATTGATTTTTTGATTAAAGAACTAGAAGATATAAATCCTCAAACGGCCTATGATGTAGAGGAAGAAGCTTTAAGTTATCTTTTGAGAAACATGGGAAGTGAAATATTTGCTGATATAAAGCAATTTCTATATTATTCTCCTGATACTATCCAACTAAAAGATCCTGCTTCAGGAGAAGATAAAGCTGTAAGGCTTTCAATGCAATCTATAATAAAACTAATGAGTATTTATCTTAGGGATTTATATTTGAAAAAACATCCTGATATCGTATAATTTATAGAAGCGGAGTCTTAACCTCCGCTTTTCTTTTGCCGTTTTATCTTATAAAATAGCCCTTTCCCTCCTAAAAATCTAATGCATAATTGCTAATTTCCCACAATTGCCAAATTGTGGTTTATCTCTCACTCTATTATTTTATAACTTCTCATTTTGAACGTAATTTTATGCTGTTGAAAATTAAAACTAAATTCATGCAGTATGAAAGAAAAAATTTTCCAAGCTTTAAAACTAGCTTATGCAAATCTAGGGTTGAGCGATGAGATTTTACAGGGGCAGGCTGATGCCTTAACGGTTACCGGTCTAGTAACTGATGATAATTTAGCAACTGTTGTACAGGGGCAAAAAACTTTTCTGACTTCTCTTCAAAGTGGTATTGACAAACGTGTTACAGACGCTGTTAATAAAGCTAAAGAAAAAGGCGGAGGAGCTGCCGGTGGGGGCGGGCAGATTGAAACGCAACCAAACGAGGAACCGGAGTGGTTCAAACAGTACAAGCAACAGCAGGAAGAACGTTTCTCTTCTCTTCAAAAGGAAAATGAGACATTCAAGGTTGAAAAGTTACGTGCTGAAAGAAACAGTCTTATTTCCTCAAAAGCAAAAGAACTGGGGATACCTGAATGGCGAATGAAAGAGGGGTTTGCAATTACCGATGAAATGGACGAAACTGCAATTAACACCTATCTATCAGGCATCAAGCAGAATATTGTAACCGCAGGGCTTGAGAAAAAAGATTCGGTATTTCCCTTGTCCACTCCTGCTGAAAAAAGTAAAGAGATGGCTAAGCAGTGGGCAGAAAGTTTGCCGGATGCTAACTAAAAAACGAAAAACTATGGCTATTGAATTTGAAAAAGGAAAAATCAAAGGCGGATTCCCGGTATTTTGGCGAGGAGAATGTAAAGTTCTTCCGGGAGACTTCAAATTGAAGCAAACGTTTCCTGAGGGAACGTTAATCCGAAAAGGCACTCCGATTGCGTTGGACTTCGCAAACATGGAATGTACAGTATGCAAAGCCGTGAAGATTGTCTCCGGTGGTACAACTTCTGCTCCAAGAGTTGTAAAGGGAAGCTTGGTTCAGGTTGGAGACAAGTTGAAAATAGGAGAAAACGAGCAGACTGTCAACGGTATTGATAAGACGAATACGGATTACGATGTTCTTACATTGGCCGCGGCTTTGACCGGTGCAACTGCCAATGCTTTTGCTGTTGTTGGAACTGATGTGCCAAATGCAGTAGTTGAGACAGATAAGGAATATAAAACCAATATGGATTTCCAGACCGTTTCAGCAGGTTATGATGTGGTTATTCTGAAAGAAGTGGCTTATCCGATGCCGGAAGACTGGCTGTTAGGCGGATGGTGCATGAAGAATAACCCTAGTATTAAATATGTAAGACAATAAGCTATGCCAGGATTATTTTACAGTTCTATTTTTGGCGAACTTACCAAACAGGTACAGATTCGCATTGATGCCGCTTCCGAATTAAGAAAACGATTGTTTGACCAGAATATCTATGAAAGATTTTTGACGTGGGACACTCCTACTATTGGTCTTAATTTTGAAGAATTAATCGGGCAGTACAATTTGAGTGTTGCTGCTGCTACTTTGGATTCTAAAGGTAAAGAGCCCATAATGGGAACCGATGGACTTGAGACATTAAAGGAAAAGGTTTTGAATCATCAAATGAGTTACTCAATGCCAATTGAAGATTATCGTAAGATTCTTCAAATCCTTGATTCTCGGATGCTGACTGACGATCAGAAAACACAGCAGTTAATCAATCTGATGTGGAACAATGTCACGAAGGTAGTTAATTCTGTTCAGTCTAAACTGGATATCATCTTCTTGGGCGCCCTCTCTAACAAAGGTGTGTTTACTTTCGATGCGAATAACAACCCGGAAGGAGGAGTAAGGGGTACGATTGATTACAAGATGCCATCTGAGAATATCGCTAAGGCCACTATCGATTGGACGCAGGATAATGAAGGTGCTGTAGACTGCTTTGAAGATTTGCAGGGAATGCTTGATTCCGCTCAAGATAAGGTGACTTTTGATAAGATTCTTCTTTCTCAAAGCCGCTTATCGTTCATCCTCCGTAATAAGAAGATGAAACAGGTGATTTTTGGTGTAGATAAATCATCAACTCCTTTGTTATTGTCTAACCTGAATGAGTTTATGCGCCAGAACAACTTCCCGGAATTCGAGGTTATCAGACGTATTACAAGAGTTCAGGATAATGGTAAACTGAAAGAGTATACTCCATGGAATGATAAAAACCTAGTGTTTATTCCTTCCGGAAATCTTGGTGTAATCAAGAATGCATATGCAGACAACGAATTGCGTCAAGAGCCGGGTGTGACTTATTCGAATTTCGGAAGAATCCGTATCTCTCAATGGGGCAAAGGGGAAACCGACAACTCTAACGGTGTTGAGTTTACCAAAGCACAATCATTGTCATTGCCGGTTATTACTGAAATTAACGGTATTTACTCATTGACAGTTGAATCGTGACAATAGGTGACTACATAAAGCAATGTTTTTCTTCATTTGGAGATATTTCAGATGCGGGAGTAGAGAAGTTTGCGTTAGAGTTGGGACTTAATCCCAGCTCTGATGCAGATTTGAACAATAAGAAGATTGTTTCTGAATCCATTAATAAGTTCATGAACAAAATTCTTGTGCATCCTACTTCCGTTTCAGAAAACGGGCATTCAAAGTCATGGGGAGTGGATAGCTTGGAGAATTACGCAAAGTATATGTTTAAATTATATGGCATAATCCCCGACGACAGTACGGCCGCACTAGTGGGACTTAGTGTAATAAAGGATGCTTCAAATCTTTGGTGATATGCTAGAATCCGCTCCACATAAATTGCAGTTGTTGGTTATTACTCCGGAAAAGAATGACGAATATAATCGTCCTATTCCTGGTACGGGTAGTGAACGTTGGGAAGAAGTAACCATCTGCTTTTGCCATGACAATTCCCAGCAAAAGGAAGTGTCTGTAAATGGTGAACGTTGGGTGTATAATTACCATGTGGTTTATGAAGGTGACAAGATTGCTTTAGGCTCCCATATCAGATGCCTAGACGCTGAAGGGAATACAGTAGGAGAGGGAGATGTGAAGAAGAATGCCGAATGTCATTTGGAAGAGTTGGAAGGTAGATGTGATATTTGGATATGATTGTAACGACTGATATAGCTAATATTATATTTAAAGATTGCAAGTCTTTTGGAATCTCTGAAATATATCAACGGGGAAATATTCCTGAAGGTAAAGTAAAGACCGAGAGAATTGTAATCTACCCCAAAACTCAACAACCGGATACTTATTGGGAAAAAGGATATGTTGAAGTAAATTTCTGTGTTCCTGTAACGAAATCTGAAAAGGCAAATTTGATTCGTCTGAATGAGTTGGAACGAAAGGCAAAAAAGTTCTTTAAAGATGGTGTTGTTGCCCTGTATGATGGATCTTGGTATCGTTACTCTTCTGAAAGTATTGGAATAGAAGAAGACAAAGAATTATGTTGTTACTATGTAAATGTGAAATTATTATTTGAAACTTTAAACGTAAATTGAAAAAATATGAAGCCGTTTATTGGAATTAAAAAGATTTGGTACGGTGATGTTATAACTTCTGCTGTGACTAAAACAACCCTTAAAACGTGGCTGGGTACTGCTACGGAAGTTGAGAATTCTCATCAAGACACTTGGGCGTATACGGAGGATGATCCGACCTATACTGACTACATTAACGAGTTGAACGGTAGTATCTATTATCGTGATGTTACTCAGAAGGGAGCTAAAACAATAGCTTTCACTATGGGTGTTTTCTCCTTTGACGACAAAGTTGAATTGGAGGGTGGTGAAAAGGTGGATACAGATGCTGGATGGGCTTCTTCTGATACTCCAGGCATTGTAAATAAGGCAATTGTAGGGCAAACAAAGACCGGTAACTACATTGTATTTACCAATGCTGCAGTCATCGCGAAAGGTAATGCAGTAGAAAAGAATATTGGTTTGGGTGTAACAGCAGTGGCTATGGAAAATCCTAACACTGGTGTTAAAAGCGACTATCTGTTCGATGGTGAAAAGGTAGAAGCTGCATGAATGGATGAAAAGGTAGCACTTGCTTCTTTTGAATCACCTTCTTTAAATAGTTATTCAGCTAGATCAAGGCGGGTGAACGCTGGAACTACTGCAAACTATGGTTCTTCAGGAGAAGATGGAGTGCAATCTTCGGAGGCATTATCTATATTATAAAGTGGTGAGGGGTGAGGATTTGTGCTTCTCACCCCTTTTTTTAATAGAAGTTATTATGAATAAAGCATCTATACTCGTATCGGAAGCCATCACAGGAAAAGACTTCATCCCGATAATTGTAAATGGGAAAATGTATCGTATAAATCCTCCTACTATTTATAAAATAGCCGGAGCTTCAGCTTATCTTGCTGTTCTGGAAGATAATAAAGATCTTGTTGGTGTTATTTCTTCATTAAAGGATATTTCTGTCGCTTCTCGTGCGCTTTCTTGGTTTATTGAAGGGAATGATAGCCTTGAACAAGAATTGTCAAGTGGAACGTTAGAGGAAATATTGCATGGACTTATGGTAGCTTACTCTTTGATTTCTGTAGAAAATTTTACAATGCTGTTGGATTTAGCGAAGAACGTAGCAAATCTGACAGCAAAACAGAAGTTATAGGGAATGACTGTATGTTAGGGCAAATTGCGTCGTTCATGGAAAATCTTCATCTCTCTTATGATGAAGTGGTTTATAGAATCCCATATCGTAATTTGGTAATTATGCAAAAAGATAAACTACACACTGTGTATAATGGAGAAGTACTAAAAGAGGTATCTGATGAGGATTTCTTTAGAGGTAAAGTTAAGTTTGATGAATAATGAAAGTAACAGTCGATTTATCTGGATTTGATGAATTCGTTGAAGAAGTGGATAATAATACCACCGAATTGATGAAAGAAGCGGCGCATAATTCTGTTGATGTCCAGAAGGTACGTAATGTTAGCAATAAGAAAACCTACCAGAACCATACATGGAATTTGAGAAATGCTCCTGGATCTGTAGTTATTCGTAATGGAAAGATTGTTGATTTATATGTCCCGTCCGATGGCGGACATTCTGAAGCGAAAGGAAAGACCGAGAATCTTTTAATCTACGGAAGACATCCTAAAGACGGTATTGTTGTGGCAGACGGTATGGAGTATGCAAGTTTTGTATCTAGTAAGGGGTTTGATGTTCTGGACTCGGCAAGCCTAACCCTAGATAAAGAATTGAGACAGTCATTTGGTAACGATAATGTAAAAGTCACATGGCAGGAATGAAATTTAATGCAGATATTGACCTTGAGAAGATTGTCAAACTGCGTCAAGAAATAGACAAATTAAAAAAATCTCTCATAGAGATTGCAAATGTGCCCAATAGCGATGCTGCTGTGAAAGCTCTTGAGAAGCAATTAGCATCTGCTTTAAAGAAATTGGAAAAATATAAAGACAAATATGTTCAAACTCAACAAGCTAGGTTGGACCAAGAAAAGGCTGCTTCTGAACAAATAAAGAAACAGCAAAAAGAAATAGACTCTCTTATCAAAAAATATGAAGCACTACAGAAGCAAATAGAGAAAGGAACAGTCAAAACGCCCCGTTCTCCCAAAAGTTATACTGATGAGCAAATATCGGCAGCTTTGAATACTCAGGTACAATCAATAAAGGAAGCACGTGAGCAGTTAAAAGTACTTCGTTTTGCTCAAGCCAACGTAACAGATCAACAAGAGAGGGAAACTGGCGCTAGAACGAAACTAAATATCAAGATTCAAGAAAATACCCGATATTTGAAGTTAAATTCAGATGCTTATACCCGCCAAAAGATGGAGATTGGTAACTATGAGGAAAATATACGTAGGGCTTTAGATGGTACAGGGCAATTCAACCTATCTTTGTCGAAGATGCTGGGTGCTATTGGTGGTACTGCTGCTTTGAAAGGATTAGTCACCGATATGATAAATGTTCGTGGAGAGTTTCAGAAAACATCTATCGCCTTTGAAACTATGTTGGGTAGTAAAGAAAAATCCGATGCTTTAATGGCTCAGATGGTGGAAACGGCGGCAAAAACACCTTTTGATTTGCAAGGAGTAACAAGTGGGGCAAAACAACTTCTTGCTTATGGAACCTCAGCGGACAAAGTGAACGAAACTTTGGTTCGTTTAGGAAATATTGCATCCGGTCTTTCTATTCCGCTTGGAGATCTTGTTTATCTATATGGTACGTCTATGTCGCAAGGACGGTTATTCACGCAAGATGTAAATCAGTTCATGGGGCGTGGTATTCCTTTGGTTGCCGAGTTAGCAAAGGAGTTGGGAAAGACAGAATCAGAAATCAGGAAGATGGTTACTGAAGGTAAAGTCGGCTTCCCAGAATTGCAAAAGGTTATAGAGAATATGACTAATGAGGGCGGTAAGTTCTATAACTTGATGGAAATGCAATCTACGACATTGTCCGGTCAAATTTCTAATCTGGGTGATGCCTGGGATTCTATGTTGAATTCTATTGGAGAAGAGACGCAAGGAATAGCGTCAATGACGATATCGGCCGTAACATCTATTATTGAGAACTATAAGGAAGTTGGTGCAATAATTGCATCTTTAGTGGCTACCTATGGGACGTACAAAGCGGCTATAGTTGTGGTTAATATGTTAGAACGGGCTAATATAGCACTATTGCGAAAGGCTGTAATTGAAAAGAGAGCAGCTGCCGCTGCAAATATTGTATTGTCTAATTCTATGGCTATTGCTGCCGCAAGAGGTAAGATATTTGCAACAGTTCAAAAGAATATCATCTCAACATTTAAAGGTGCGGGTAAGGCATTGGCTAATCCGTATGTCTTATTCGCCGCTGCTGTTGGAACTGCAACTTATGGATTATATAAGTTCTATACACGTGAAACGGAAGTCGAGAAAATGCAGAAACGGTATAATGAGACAAAAGAAGCTGCCGCCAGACGTGAAGAACAGCATAAAACAAAGGTCGAAGAACTGATAGCCTCTATAGAGGATGAAACTAAGGCTGAAATGGAAAGAATTGGAGCTATTGAGCTCCTGAAAAATATGTACCCGGGTATTATTGAAAAATACATTGATGAAGAAGGACATCTTAAAAATTTGATAGCTCTAAAAAAAGAACTATCAGGAGCGGATGCAACAAGAAAAGCCGAAGAGAATAAGACGGAATTGCGAAGCTATGACGAGCGTATAAAGAATCAGAAAGAGTATATCGAACGGATGCGTACTAATGACCAGTCAGCTGTTGATGATGAAATAGCGAAACTGAAAAAATTAGAGGATGAAAGGGAAGCTGCACGTCAAAAGGTAGCATCTGACTATATCAATAAATTGATTGCAGATTCTAAGTCAAAATCTGATGAAGAACTAAAGAATACAATAAAAGCCTATAAAGATGCCTTATCTCAAAATATGGGCGGGGAATGGTTTGATAGTAATCAAGAATTTAAAATAGATGAAATAAAACGATATGTTTCATCTTTAGAAGATTTACAAAAAGCCCGTTTAAATGCCGTTCAAAATAAGGAATATTGGGAAAATAGGAAGAAAGAAGCCGAAGATACTTTAAATTCCATTGCATCCTCTCAAAAGAAATTGATGGATGCTGGTAAATTTGAAGGTATTGATGCAGAAGTTGTAAAAAAATATAAAGATAATATTGAAAAATTAAATGAGGCCGAAAGGGAACTAAAGGTATATGATTCTTCCAAGCGGGAAAAGGAGTCAAACAAGCAAAAGAAAGAGCAACAGAAGTTAGCCGAAGAGCTTTTGTCTCTCCGTCGCCAAAATCAACAGGCAGAAATAGACCTCATGGAAGAAGGTACAGAGAAAGAGCTGAAACAGATTGACCTAAATTATCAAAAGAAACTGGATGCTATCAAAAAGCAAGAAAAAGAACTGAGTGAAAGACAGGGTGGTAAACTGACGCAAGAACAATCTGTTGAGATTTCTGCTCTCTATACCAATGCTGAAAATGAAAGAGACAAAGCAATTGCTGATGTAACCAAAAATCAGTTAAAAGCGGAAGCAGATGCAATGCGAGAGTATTTGAAGGAGTATGGTACATTCCAGCAACAGAAATTAGCCATTGCAGAAGAATATGCAGAGAAAATAAAGAAAGCTGCTACAGAAGGGGAAAAATTATCTCTTGGAAGGGAAAGAGACTCTGCCATCCAACAGGTAGACATTAATGCTTTAAATCAGAAGATAGATTGGCAAAGTGTTTTTGGAAACTTCTCCGGTATACTTGGCAGTCAATTAAAAGAAACGCTTGATGGTCTGAAGGAATATGTAAATACAGATAAATTCAAAAATTCATCAGAGGCAGATAAAAAAATCATATATGAAGCAATAGACCGATTGAGGGAAGTAACTCCTGGCGGCGAAGGCACGTTGAATTTTAATAAAATACAACAACAAATGGATGGGTTGGGAGCTGCCATAAACAGACTTCAAACTGCTACATTAAATCAAGATATTGCTTTTCAAAATCTTAAAAAAGCAGAGAACGACTACGCCAATGCGTTAAAAACAGGAGATAAGGGGGCTATAGACAGTACACGACAAGCACTTGATTTAGCCAAATTGGGGGCTAATGCTGCCAACGATGCTTATAAAAGTGCAGAAGTTGAGGTGCAAAACTTTGGGAATAATCTTAGAGATGTAGGGGCGGATACAGTTGACGGTCTGAATTCCGTAGCAAGCGGACTTCAAAGTTTTGCTGATAGTACATTACCTGGCATATTCAGAGGGTTGCAAAACACATTAACCGGGCTTTCCAAACTCAACATTGGTGGGGCAGTCGGAGATGCTATCGGTAAGTTATCACAAACCCTTTCAAGCGCAGGAGTTATAGGACAGATTATTTCTGCTGTACTTTCAATTCTCGATATACTGAAAGATGGAATAGGTCCGCTTATATCTTCAATTATTGATACGGTTCTTAATGCTGTGAATGGAATTTTGGACAATATTCTTAGTGGAGATATGTTTGTTCAGATCTTCAGTTCCATCAAAGATGGTATAGGCAATATTTTGAACACAATCTCTTTTGGTGGATTCAACTCACTAATGGATAAAATTAGTGGAAGCAACGCTAAAGAAGTTCAAGAAGCCATTGACAGATTAACAGACCGTAATGAAACATTAGAGAAATCCATTGATCGACTTACCGATGTAATGGAAAAATCTGCTGGAGTTAAGTCTATATCAGCATATGAACAGGCATATAAATATCAACAGGAACAAATAGCCAATACCCTTAAAATAGCCCAAGAACAGGCAAGATATTCCAACTCCCATCATAGCTGGAAATATTATATGGAATGGACTGATGAACAACTACGTTGGGCTCGTAAGAATGTAGATAATAACTTCTCCGGTACGGAATCTTTGTGGGGATTAAGCCCGGAACAGATGAAATTGCTTTTAAGTAATGCCGATATATACGAGCAAATTAAAAGTGCTGGCAAGGGGGGATATGGTGGTCGTGTTATGGAAAAGCTTGAAGCCTACGCAGACCAAGCAGGTAAATTGGATGAGCTTACAGAAAAAATCAATGAATCTATTATGCAGATTTCTTTTGATGGTCTTAGGGATAATTTTCTCGAATCTTTGATGGATATGGATAAAGACGCTAAATCTTTTTCAGAGGATTTTTCCGAATATATGCAACGTGCTTTGCTCAATTTTTCGATGGGAGATTTATTTGATGATGAACTGAAAGCGTGGTATAATGGTATTGCAGATTTAATGAAAGAACAAAGCGGGAAGCTTACTAAGAAGCAGATAGAAGATGCGAGAGAGGATTACGACTTGATGGTTCAAAAAGCCATGAATGAAAGAGATAAGCTTGCTGAAATAACTGGATACACAGGTGGTTCTTCCTCATCTTCCCAAGAATCCACAAAGAAGGGCTTTGCCGCTGCTTCGCAAGATTCAATTGAAGAACTCAACGGACGCTTCACTGCCTTGCAAATTGCCGGAGAAGAGATCAAGAATCAGAATCAGCTCCAAACGATGTCCATTCTTGAATTAAGGAAAGATATGTTACCTATCGTCGCTAATACTACAGGAATAAAGGATATTGCCAGTGAGACACGGGATTTGTTACGGCTTTCTTATGAAGCTATAATGGATATTAGAGATAACACCAATGTGATAGTGAAGCCTATTCAGCAAATGGCTTCGGATATTGCAGAGGTTAAACGGAATACCAACGGTTTATCAAGAAGATAAAATAAGCCCCGTTCCAATGAAGGTTCGGGGCTTATTTTTTAGAATGATTTATTAAATATCGTCTAATGCTTCGCTTTCTTCTTCTTTCTTTTTTAGCTCATAATTAATATTATCCTCGTAGCCTATTTGAATATGACCGAACTGAGATATTTCTACAACTACACCCCCTACTGGTAACTCATAAAATGATATATAACGACATTTTTCTTTTCTTAGTGCTTGTAGTTCATATCCATCACCTTCATAATATGGTTTTGAGAAAAACTCATAGTGTTTATTTGGCTCACCATATTTCTTAGTGAATAACTCTTTCATGTCATAATAATCAGATTTTAAAGAACTCCAAGATTCTTTATCACTATAATTGACTGCTACTTTCCATACAATTTTAGATTTGGGAGTTGCAAAAACGTAGATTGTAACGTAATCTCCTGCAAAATCCCCTTTCATGACTGCCACATAATCCCGTGCATATTCTTTGAGTACAAAACTCTTTTTCTCTAATTTTGAAACAAAGTCTGAAAGTTTCCCGTCTAATGGAACACCTTTAAACTCTAAATGCTGCGATTCTTGGGCAAAAGAAGATATTGCCATAAGAAAACAAATTGTCAGAAATAATACTTTCTTCATAACTGTGTGTTTTATGTTATACAATAATGACAAAATAACGGACAACTGTTCATAAATGCAAATAAATCCACATATATCTTTACTTTGCACGCAAAAAAGTTTCTTTTTCTTGCATTTTTCAAAAATAGTTTGTATGTTTGCGACGTCAAAATCTCATGGGCGAGCGTAGCCCACAATATATTTATTGGAGGGCATTTTTTATGCTTGTACGTAACTAAAGATATTTAGCGTATGTCCTGTGCGGTAGCAGTAATGCCCGCAAAGTATCCATGAGAACTTTGACAACAGGTAACATACGCTTTTTTTATTGTCAAAATTATCATGGAAGAATTAAAACTATTCCAGTCTCCCATTTTCGGGCAAGTACGCACCGTTCTAATTAACGGTCAAGTTATGTTTGCTGCAACAGATGTTGCAAAGTGTTTGGGATATGCAAATCCACAAAAAGCAGTCCGAGACCACTGTAAATCAGCAGGGGTGAACGAAATGGACACCCCTACAAACGGAGGCATTCAGAAGGTTAAGTTTATCACAAAAGGCAATGTAGTTCGGTTAGTTGCCAGTTCCGAACTTCCCCAAGCCGAAAAAGTAGAAAGCTGGATTTTCGATGAAGTAATCCCCACTGTATTAGAAACTGGTGGATACATTGCCAGCAAAGCGGACGATACCCCCGAAGAAATCATGGCACGTGCCCTCACCATCGCACAAGCCACCCTTGCAAAGCGTGAAGAACGATTAAAGCAACTCGAAGCCGAAACCGAACAACAGCAAGCCACCATCGAATTGCAAGAGAAGGAAATCAAGCAGGCAGCCCCGAAAGTCAACTACTACGACACCCACCTTCAATCGGTCAACACGCTTACTTCCACACAGGTAGCCAAGCAAATCGGTATGGTTGCGGAGAAGCTACACAAGAAACTGAACGAAGCCGGGATAATATTTTATCAATCCGGGCAATGGCTTCTGTATTCTCCTTATTCTGCATGGAAGCTACACGATACCCGTACCAACACTTTCACCCGTTCGGATGGCTCAACGGGGACAAACTCGTATACAGTTTGGACAGAGAAAGGAAGAAGGTTCATTATTGCCCTGTATGAGAATGGGTGGAATGTGAAGAAAGCCATCAAGCAGATTAAAGGTGAGTTGAATACAGCGGCATAACCAATCCCCCTTTCCTAATTCATTTACAGCAGTCCGTTCCAATGCCGGACAGCCAAAGTTATATCGAATAATCAAACGAATCACATAAAATAAAAAAGTTATGAAACAGAATTATTTCACACTGAAGCAAAGTAGACAGATAAACAAGATATACAACGAAGTACAAAGCTATATGCCTTTCGAGGAAGCCACATTTCCGGCTTTTATTTCAAAGATAATCCCGTTCGTAAGGGAATATTCCCGTTACACGGAAAACAGCAAGGAATACGCAAAAGAGTTATTCGTAGAAGGGATAAGGAGACTGGCAGACAAGTACTATCCGAACGGGTTCAAACCTAGCAAGAAGCAACGGTATAGGTTCTCTTTAATTGAGATTCCACGGATGAGCACTTTCGAGTGTGACTACAAGCCTATCGAGGGTGTTGCTTGCATGAAGGTTATCAGAGCCTTCCGGGACTTTGCCCGTTCGGGATTTGAAGAAGAAGAATTTATAAAGAAGTTAATCAGAATATCCAATATGCTTAGTTAAGTCAGGGGGCTTCGGTTCCGGCACATTGAAAGTTGACGCCAATCAGCGGGAAAGGGTGGCTTTAGGGCTGCCCTTTCTATTAATATAATAATCTCCCACATTTTTGAAAGTGTGGGATTTTTGTTCATGTATTAGAGCGGTTTTGGCTATTATTTTACGACATTTGTCTGAAAGTCAGTTTTTATTTAGGATTATGTGAAATTAGTCAAACTGAATATTGTAGATTTATCGTCTAAAAAATTGTAATATATGGCCGACTTATTAATTAACAACAGAGACGCTCTTGCAACTTGGGGAGTAAGAATGGGAGATGGATTCATTGAAGCTATCTACGCTCCGCTTCCAATGAAAGAGGTAATAGAGAATAAATCCCGCTTACAGGATGGAAAAAGGGTGATAATCGAGAACAGGAAGATAGATGAGCGTGACTTAACGTTAACCTTCACGTTGCAAGGTAGTTCTCCATCTGATTATACTACTAAGTACAAATCTTTCTTGGATGAAATAGCGAAGGGAGAGTTTACAATCAAGATTCCGGCGTTGGGAGAGGAAGTATATCATTTATATTATACTCGTTCGCAATCTTTTGGTTTCAATCCTTCGAGGACGTTTTCCAAAATATCTGTAAAGGTGAACGAGCCAAATCCAGCTAATAAAGAGTAAATTTCCCACAATTGGGCAATTGTGGTTTATAGGATTGCCGGATTTTATGTTTTGATATTTCTATCTGCGAACTTTGTAATATGGCAGAATTAGTAGAAATCAAAGACATATCCGGCAATATCCGTTTTTCGACTCCGATCAATGAGGGCTCGAAGAGACACTTCCTTTTAATGCAGGAAGATTATATTACTTTGCTATTTAGTCTTTCTAATCCGATTTATTTCAAACTAGGCGACTACATAGACAATGAGTTGGGAATATTCGAACTTGTAGACCTGTATAAACCCGCCTACAATACGACTACGGGAGCCTATGATTATGAGCTTCGTCTTGATGCCTATTATTGGAAGTGGAAGAACAAGAAATTTTTCTACACGCCTGAGACTACCGGAAGAGAAGCTAGTTGGAATCTCACCGCTCCTCTTAATGTCCACCTGAATGTCTTTCTTGACAACTTGAAAGCACTCGGATACAAGTTCAGAAAAGAAGAGTTCACATACGAAATTGATAATACGGTAGCGAACACCTCCAAACTCGTTTCATACGATAATGTGAATCTGATAGACGCTCTTACCCAAATGGCGGAGACTTGGGAATGTGAATGGTGGATAACAGAACACGTTATTCATTTCGGCCGTTGTGAATACAGCTCCCCGGTAGACTTTAAAGCTGGTGATTTAACGGACACGGAGAACGTCAATGTCAACTCCATGCAGAGAAGTGACAGTCAGACCACATACGCAACCCGTGTTTATGCTTTCGGTTCTACTCGTAATATTCCTGCCAGCTATCGGAAGAGTCTGATCTTTGACGTGAAGAAGGTCGATGGTAGAGATATAGCGGACACAGCAAGATTGTTGGATATAAAGTTCTTTCCTTCAAGAGATTTAATCGCTAAAAAAACAGTAAAAGGGGACATTAACATTGATAAAGTTATAGCCGAAGGAAGCCAACAATTTAAATGCACTGTGATAAGTTTATTAGTCAAGGGAACTTATTCTGTATTAACGACTTCTGTCCCGTTTATGATTAGTGGAATAACAGGTACAGGTTCAAATGAGTACTATCCTCCTAAAGGGATGTATAATTATCAACTAGAATTATGCTATACAAAGTTAGGTGTATCTCATACAGTGTGTAGTTCTAATGGAGAGCATCATATTACTGATAATACAATAAATGGTTTTAAGGATACATTTAGTCTTCCTTCTTCTATTGATATAGTGGAAGACGTTGACAACTTGGAAGCAATACTGACATTAAATGTACAAACAGATGCAACACCACGTGGAGTTTCTGCGCGTATTTCATTTAATTTAGTATTAGAAAATAAATCAAACTCGGCAAACACTTCGGTGACATTCCTTTCCGGCTCCAATGCCGGACAGACATTTGAAGCTGTCTATAATCCGGATCTACTTACAGGGGACAACTCAAATGTTATTCGTCTTCCCAAAGGTGTCACCGCTTCTCTAGGAGACAGATATACGATTAATAACATCATAAAAGGAAAAGTCCCCGATAACTATTTCAGCAAGGATGATAAGGAACTGACTTTGAACGGTGTTGTTCAGAAACGCCTTATGCTGCCGGAGGGTATTCCTTATGTAGACGCTTACAGATACAGTCCCACAGGGGAACGGATCGACATAGGAGATGAACGTTACGATAACCCGGATAATGTTGAAATGCCGATAGAGGAAGCGGTTGAGGAGATAGTTATATTTGAAGATGAATATCCTAAGTATATTGGTAGTACTACGGTCGTTCCAGATCCTACTTGGGAAGATGAAAAGGTTGATGATAAGCCAACCGGCAATAAATATCCTATCTATACTTTCAAGGATACAGGACTAAAGAATTTTACGAAAGATTTCCTACTGGAAGAGCTACACCTGATTTTCCAGACAGGGAAACTTGCTGGATTGGATTTCGCCCTTACTCTCAAAGAGAGCGACAACACCGGAACAACTTTTAAAATAATACGTAATGATGATTACGGGCGTGCCCTTCCCGACGATGTGTTGTTCCCGCAAACCGCACATATAGAAGACGGTGAAGAAGTCCCGGCAGATACTTACGTCCTTTACGGCTTTGATCCGGCATTCATCTCTGAACAGATGATGCCGGAATCAGAACAAGAGTTGCTTGAAACTACCAAGAAGTACGTAAAGAAGTCTATGATTGATCCGTCCACCTATGATTGCGAGATGGACGCTGATTTCATTTATAATAATGGCAATATTCGTACCTACGAGGTAGGAGATAAAGTAAACCTTATAAATAAAGCATATTTCCCCGAAGGTCGTCAATCCCGCATTATCGGTTTCGAGTGGCCGTTGGATATTCCATACGATCATCCTATATATACGGTTGGTGAAACAGCCGCTTATTCCCGTATCGGTGAGATAGAAAGCAAGCTTGATTCACTCACTTACAAAGGACAAACTTATTCCGGTTCCGTAGTTGGTGGCGGTGGGGCAAGTATCTATGTGATAGGAGTGAATGACAAGACACTTCCGTCTGACCGTAATGTGTTCTCATCCAAAAAGTCCCTTGCTACCTTTCTGAACAAGACACAGGAGGAAACAATGGATTATCTTATCCGACTGCTTGGCGGTGTTATAACCGATAATATAGAATCACAAAATTTCATCAGTGGTGCGCTTGGTACGGGATTCCTAGTCAAACGAGATCCAAAGACTGGACGTTCGTATGCCGAATTTGATGAAATATATGTCCGGTTGAAAGCTGTGTTTGAATCTTTGACAATCAAAGAACTACAGTCAGTAGGCGGTGAAATTCTTCTTACGCTAGCCAGCATTGAATGTACCAAAGTGGAAAAGATTTCCGTAGCGGAGGTTTATGATTCCACAGGGGCACGGCTTTATGGTTCTGACAATGCATCATTGTATGTCCCTATAGAAACAGGTGGTATTTATCGTTGTTATTTCACGGCTGATGATGGCAATAAAGCTATCATTAATCAATTCGTTCCGGGAGATTTGGCGCAATGCCGTCAGTTTAACATCAAGGCTGGAGTTTATGAAAATGTATCTAATCGCTATTACTGGCGGTATGTTTTGTCTGTCGGAGAAAACTATATTGACCTGTCGGTAGATGATTGCGAGGAAGGCAGTGATATACCTCAGGCTGGCGACAAAATAATCCAACTTGGCAACAAGACGGATCCCGCACGTCAGAATGCTATCCTTTTGTCCGCCTATGGGCTTACCGCTCCAACCATACAGATGTTGCAGGGTATTGATTCTTATACTCTGGAAGGAAAGGCTGTCAAGGAAGAGGGATTCGACCAGGAAACACAGCAGTTCTATTCGAATAATTACGGACGCAGTTATGTTGGAGATAAAGATAAAAACTCGTTTATTCAGTTTGACCCTGTAACAGGCTTAAAGGTTCACGGTGCTGAAATAGATGTGTCTACCGATAATTTCATGATAAAAGACCGGGATGGGAACCAAATAGCCGTATTTGAAATAGGAGAAGATGGTAAACCACGATTAAAAGCAGATAATATAAACGCTGATGAATTGTTATCAAACGGTGATAAATGGGCATTAAAAAAAGATGGAAGTGGATATTTGGCTTCGAAGAACTTGTCATGGGATACAATTGGAAATATAGCTATAAATGGTGCTTTGCAGACTCCTTACACAACTATGTACATTAATCCATCGATGAGTTATGTATTAGATTTAGATAAAAATAGGTATGTATTCATTATTTATCGTCAATCATTAATGACACCACCTAGCACAATCATTCTACCTTCTCCTACGGAGGGAAGAAATGGTTCAGAAGTACGAATTATGACTGGAGCTAATTACAGATATCATGTGCATGAAGAGGTTTACATTACAATTCAATATGGTGTTCCCATTTACTATCAAGGTTATAATAATTATGATATTGACTTATCTTCTGGTCCAATGTTGACATCGTTACGCTTGGCAGGCAAGGAAGCAGTGTTTAGATGTGTTTATGTTGGTGGTAGTGCGTTATGGTGGCTTCAAAACTATAGAGATTTTACGACAGATGAGTTTAACCCAATAAATAATTTGTAATTATGGCAGAAGAATACACATTAAGACATACCGGTCAAGAGATAGATGATCTTCTTGATAACGTACCAGCGGATAGTAAAGCTTCCGGTATTTATAAGTCTTCCTTAGATTTAAGTACTATCATAAATGAAGGTAGAGTAACCCAAGACCACCTAACCGAAATAAATTCTATTTATTTGGCATGGAAATCCGGTAGAATGGTATATGTCCTAGACGAAAAAGGCGGGTATTACAATTTGGGAGTGCTAAACATGCAATTGGCAGAAGATAATTCAAAGTGCTCATTCGTGGCATTAGACCAATCTGGCGTATTGTGCTATTATTCTTGCAACCCATCTTCCGGTGTTACGGGTAAATGGTCTGTTACTCCTATTGGGAAGGATTTGTTCGCAATGATTGAGCATACTCATATAGCTAGTGACATCACGGAAGTGATAAACAGAAGGTTCATGACTGATGAACAAAAGACCAAGTTGGACGATATAGATCTATCTCAATACGCCAAATCCGATTTGTCCAACGCCATGACTGTCTCACTCGGTCAGAACGGATATGCAAAGTTTAATAACGGGTTGTTGATTCAATGGGGATATAGTGCAGGGACTCCGTCAGCTGCCCAAACAGTATATATGCCAACGTCTTTTTATAACACTAATTATATTGCTATTGGGAGTATTATTAAAAACAACACAGATAATAACGCTTATACTTTTTGCCCTATTTATGGCTATTCCATAAACTCTTTTAAAGTAGATAGAAACTTTATATCTACGGATGCGGGCATTAGTTCTGCTAAATTCAATTGGATAGCTATTGGTAGATGGAAATAGGAGGAAATGTTATGGAAAAGGAAAAGAAGATGTATTGGAAAAACGGATTCTACGACACACCGATAGAAGGTGGCGTAGAAATAAGCACTGAGTATTGGCAAGAATTATTGGACGGTCAATCATCCGGTAAAGAGATTAAAGAGAATGCCGACGGGTATCCTGTACTGGTCGAGCATGAATATACGATTGACGAACTGAAAGAGATGAAGATAACGGAAATCAACGCCTACGATAAGTCTGATTCTGTTAACTCGTTCATCCTTTCCGGTAAAACGATGTGGCTTGACAAGGATACCCGTGTCGGATTGGTCAATTCAATCAATATCGAGAAGGAAGCGGGACGTGCATTGACTACATTGTGGCATGATGCTGAGAAATACACAATCCCTGTTGATACAGCCTTGCAAATGCTAAACCGGTTAGAACTATACGCCCTTGACTGTTACAATGTGACGCAATCTCATATTGCGGCTGTGAAAGGCTTGTCTACTGTTCAACAGGTGGAATCCTATAACTACAAGACCGGATACCCGGAACAACTCAATTTTGTATTATAAACTCAAAAACAGATAAAGCTATGATTCTATTAGTATTGTTTTCATTTATCCTCATCGCCGGATATGTCTCTGCGATGATTAAGAAAGGAGAGGGGATTCCTTACTCTATCAGTGATACCTACTACGCATTGACGCATAAGTTTTGGTTTACTCTGTGTATGATCGGCTCCGGTGTTCTGCTTCTTCCGGCAGCTTTGGAATCAAGTACGGAAAACAGCCAGTTTCTTGTCTTTCTCTCTGTTGTCGGTATGGCTATACTTGGTGTGTCCCCTAACTTCAAATCGGAGCAAAAGGTTCCTCATGCAATAGGTGCTTCCATGTCGTTGATCTTCTCCCAGATATGGGTAGGTTGCAATAGTTGGTATTGGCTTCTGTTATGGTCGGGATTCATTATTTACATGGTTGTCTCCATGAAGAAGCATTGGACGGGTAACTTCATCTCCGACTTCATAAAGAGGAAGCCTATGTTTTGGATTGAGGTAATTTCGTTGTTAACTGTTTATCTAACTTGTTTGGTATGAAAGAAGCTATAGTACATACCACTACCGGAGGATTTGCAGCAATAGCAAGTGCTTTCGTTATTGAATCATTGCAAAATATGATTCCGTGGTTGATTGTATCATGTGCTGTAATCCTTTGCGATCTAGCTTTTGGAGTGCGAAAGAGTATGCTTATGGGTGAGAAGGTCAGATTTTCCCGTGCTATCCGTGCTACTATGGGGAAGATGGTGACATACTTCGCTTTTGTCTGCATGGTCTGTATGATTAGCGTAGCAAGTCACAACGAATATCCTATTGATGTGTATTCGTGCTTGCTGGTATGCTTTATAGAGGGATGCTCAATTGTCGGCAATATACTGAAGCCTAAAGGAATTAATATCAATCTTATCGGTGCTTTGGGTGTGTTTGGTAAGAAGGTGTTCAAGGTTGACAAGGAAGATGTGAAGGAAATTATAGAAAAGGAGAAGTAAGTATGAATTTATACACTATTATTTATGTTTTTCCCTTTTTGCTTTTTATCATACTCTATGCATTTGCGGAGAATAAGCCCAAAAATAGCAAAAGGAGTGTAAAGAATCGCAGAAGCTTGAAGAAACGTAGTTAAGGCATATTCATATCCAAGGATGTAATCCGAAGGAGATATGAGTAATTTAGACGATGTCACTAATATGGGAAGAATTAGTATAAAGACTTCTAGTTTGTATCTTCTTTTTGATATAGAAGAACATAGACATAACCATATAAAAGAAAAGTAAATGGATAATATAGACGAAGTTGTCGTAAATATGATTTGTAAATATACATCGAGATATTTAAACTCTGGTATATATAAATACAAAATAGAAAAGCATGGTGGCAGTTGTATGCAAAATCCTGTAAATACATTCTTTTGTTCAGCGTTATAGCTTTTTATTAGTTCTGAAATATCCATAAGTGTATCATTTTTTGCAAAAGTAATAAATTATAAAATAGAAAATGAATATGATAAATAAAATCAGTGCATTAGCCGGAAATCTTCTATCCAAGATCGGAATAGACGGCATGGCTCACATTATAGTGTGCCAGAACTTGGTAATGTGGTTATTTAAGTTGATGCCACTATGGTCAGCAATCATTATAACCGTTGTAATCTTCATCTTGAAGGAAGTATACGATAAATATTGTAAGAAGACAGAGTTCTCAATTAAGGATATCATCTGTGATTGTGCAGGTCTGGCGTTGGGAGTATTAACATTGATATTATAGGAGGAAAGATATGGGAAAGTATTTCACGATAGCCGAAATGGTAAAGAGCGAAACAGCAGACAGACGTGGTATTGACAACCGTCTGCCAAAAGCATTGATATGCAATGTGGATGGTTTAATAGATAACGTTCTTGATCCTCTTCGGGAAGCCTATGGCAAACCTATCACTGTAACTAGCGGATACCGTTGCGAAGCATTAAACAAGGCGGTGGGAGGAAGTAAGACCAGCGAGCACATGAAAGGAATGGCAGCCGATATAGTTGGCACTCCGAATACAAAAGCGGAAAACAAAAGGCTGTTCAATCTCGTGCAGGAGCTTAACCTTCCTTTTACGCAACTGATAGATGAGAAGAATTTCTCATGGGTACACGTGTCTTATGATAGTTGTAACGTGAAAAAACAGATTTTAAAATTATAATCAATAGGAGGAACAATCATGGCAGTATTAACCTTTGTGCAAAACGAGAATACCCAGAAATATGTGGCGGAAGCAGTCGTAAATGCAAATTTCAATATCCACCTGGAACGCCCCAAAGGTGGTGGCTTGCAGCTTTTTCAGAAGAACGGAGAATATACGGAAGCTATCGACGACCGGACAGCTACCGATAGAGGATTTGATACGGTTTCTGTTCCGAATACGGTTCCGCATAATGCCGGGCAAATATTCGATTACGATTTTGATGGTCTTGTCTACCCGAAAACAATCCGTATTGAGAGCGGTAGTGCGGTAACAATTGGCATTCTAACGGAGGCAGAATAATGCTTAACAGGTTATCATTAAATCGTATAGGGCTTAACCGTATCGGCTTGAACCGAATCGGTAAGCCTTCCGGTGGTTCATCCGACCGTCCGTACATTGATCCCAAAGTCTTAGATTCATTACGCGGTGTCTGGATAATGGATCAGAACACCAATGAATCTGAATCACGCAATATTATCAAGAACAAGATTGCTGACAGAGGTGGTGATTTGGAGTTATTGAACTTTGGGTATAAGTTGAATAGTGGGTATAATGGGTATGCTATTGATTTTACTTCATGGAGTAGACTTATCGGTATAAAGGTATTTTCTAATAAATTTATAATAGAAAATAAAGCTTTTAATTGTGCGTATTATGTAAGAGATAAAGGAGAAGATTTAGATGAATTTAAAGCTAAAATAACTAATCATACTGACGGAATTATTAGATATGGTTATATAAATCAAAATGGAGTTATTACATATTTAGATATAACTCCTGATAATTCTAATAGAGTAATTACTTTTCCTAAATCATATAACAGTATTGAAGGATTACCTAATCATATTTGTGGATTTCAAACACCTATGTTTGTAAATACAGGACTAACCATAGAACAACTCCCCCTATACGAAGGTGCATTAGTAACTGACGGTAAAGATGATATGATAGTAAGTCAGAAGACCGTACAGGAGATGTTGGGAGGGAGTAATGTTTGTACAGTGGTGAGCATGATAACTCATATATCAGGTGTAGGAAAGTATAATTTTATTAATAATGGTAGAATACAGGTTACAGATTATGTAGGTCAAACTTTTATAGCAAGTAATAATTCTAATAATTTAGAGCCTATAATAATTGAGCTTGGTGACAAAGGTAAAATTAGTAAATTTAGATATCCCGATGATTTAAATTATAAATTGAGTATTTGCGGTAATGAGAAAATACTTGAGATGAGTTCTTGTGCGTGTTACTTCGTTTTCATGTTTAATAAAGTCAATGTACCAATAGACTGGATACGTCAAGTAATTGCTTATTTTAAACTAGATAAGTATGTAACTCCACAGGTTATCTATGATGTAAAAAGACAAGGATTAACGAATGATACTCCGGCTGCTGATTGGTATCTGAAAGACTTTAGTGGAAATGGGCATGATATGCAGTTGTATAACTATGCTAAGAAAGGTAATAGTGGGATAGGTAAGTATGAAACAGATTTTACTACTTGGAGTAAAGGACACTTTACAGATAACGTTAACATTGGTTCATCTAATATTGAGATAACTGGAACTTTAACTGCTAGTAGTATCTTAATAAATACTAACCCAACATCTATATATAATGTTGAGATACATAGTCCCAATAAATCAATAACTATTTATTTTCAATATAATGATGTTGATGGGACAGGAGTTAAGAGAATTTCATTAGTTGAGGGAATTAATAAACTACCATCTGTTAGTGACTCTCTCTTTGTTACTTCTGACCCCCTTAATAGTAAAGGTATTACCATCACTCAAATCCCCGACTATGAAGGTGCTCTAGTTAGTGATGGTAAGGATGATTATGGTAAAGCAGAAGGATTGCCTATATTGAAAGATTATACGGTTGCTGCTGATAGAGCTATTGTTGATGATTTACCTAATAATGCTGACGGAGGAGTATTTACTAAAGGTATTGATTACATTAGTGGAGCTTTTGTTTTTGATTATAAAGACCAAGTATATAGTTTTGGAGTATCAAATGATAAAATACTTGATACAAAGAGATTTATAAGTTATCAATCAAAATATGTGAATAATGGTAAATCTATTAGTGCTGGAACTACTACGGATATAAATCCATTACTATTAGCTAAACTTGGTTCAAAAAATGATAGGTACAGTGCGTTAGCTCTTTACTCCATGTTACTCTTCCCATACTCCCTCTCCGAGTTCTTACTAGAGAGACAGCTAAAGAAGTATAAGTTGGGTACGTTGTATCCGGATATGGTGGAGTTTAGACCGATAGTAAAGAGCAATGTTCAGTACGACAAGATAGTATTTCATTATGAAAATAAAGAAATAGAAAATGGAACTTATTTTGCTATTGGTTCTGAAATTGTAATATATGTAAGATTAAGTAGTAATCCTAGTAATGAAATAAAGACTTTAATGGTTAATGGAACTCCTGCTATTTTTATGTCTCATGATACTAATACTAATGTATATCAATATAAATTTTATTTATCTGATAAATCCCCTCAAAAGATAGACATCACCATAGATGAGTACATAAGATTTGAGGACATTGTACAGCCGTATCCTATGATAGTTAATCTAAGTCAAGATGGTAAGATATTAACTTGGGGGGATAAATTGAAAGTAGGTAGTGAAGTTACTTTTGTAAATCATGTTAATCTTTTACCGGAAATATATGCTGCAAGTGGAGAAATATTGTGTAATGGAACTATTATAAATGGTTGGAATACTCCAATTATAGTAGCTAAATCTATGGTATTTACTAATGTTCATACATGGAAACTTAATACCACCGAACCTCATGCTATCTACTCACCTCAAAAGCTAAACATACCTAACTCTAGCTTAAAGATATTAGGCTATATTCCTGACTTAACAGGTAAAAGGAATCATGGTAAGCTTAATAACTTTGCTTATGCTGGTATGAGTGGAGCTAATGGATATACGGAAAATTATTCTGTTTGGAAAACTGCTAATACTAATATTGTAATTACTGATAGTAAGATTAAAGCTACAGGTAAATTAACAAGTAATTTTATAGCGTACACTACTGCTTCTATAAATAAGCATAAAATTAAAATTACAGGTATTCCCAATGGAGATAGTTTAAGGTATAGTTATAGATTAAATGGTGTTGGAAAAGATTTCTATATTGTTGAAGATGGAGTTTATGATATTCCTGCTTCAGACGCATTTAGTAGTGGAAGCGGATTTATTATAAGTAATTTATCATCTTATAATTGGTCTAATGTTACCATAGAAGAAATCGGAGAACACGAAGGTTCTGTTTGCTTTGACGGTACAGATGACCATATTACTATTCCTACTTTGGCTCATGGTGGTAAGTGTGTGATGATGAAGGTGAATTGGAGTAACGGTGGAATGCTTTATGACCAAAGACTTAATAGTAGCGCTTATACATTTGGTATTTTAACTAGTGAAGCTCTTCCGGCATATAATGCTAGAAATAATGGTAGCACATATATTGATGGAATTTTGAATACTAGCATAATTCCAACTGATTTATCAAATATTACTCATAATATTACTGCTGTAAATGATGCAACAACAGATAATAGTACTGTTTCTCCAAGACTTGGTGTATCAGTCACTAATGCTACATTTAGCAATATGTCCCTCTACGAGTTCATGCTATTCCCAGAAATACCTAGTGAAGATGAGATAAAGAAACTGAATGATGTAATGGGTATTGAAGGTGGCTATGTAGAAAGTCCGAATTATTATTGGGATGCTTATGGTAAGAAGAATACCGATACAGATAGGAATCTTATTGCTGACCAAGTAAGTAAAGATGTTGCTAATGCACTAGAGGTTAAGAATGTTGCTTATAATAGTGAGAGTGGATATGGCTATGGCAAGTCAAATTTTATAAGTATTATGGAATCAAGCCAACAATTTGTAGATATAATAGACGATTATAATTTTATTATAAAAGCTACTCCACATAATAATAATCAATTTTTTGCTCAAGTGAATACTCCTAAACTTATTCCTAATAATTATATTAGATTTAAGGTTAGTGGAATACCGGAAGATTTTAAGATGGTATTTGGCTATGATTACGTAGAAGGGGGTACAAATGAATATTCTCATATAATAGACAAAAATGGCGTCTATTCGTATGATTCATTTAATGTGTTTTATACATCTTTTAGAGCTTATACAGGATATACGGATTTAACCGGATTAAATATAAAAGTAGAGTTTTTAGATTATCATCCTAACGGCTTACTATTAGACGGAGTAGAAGACCATGCTGTTAATACTGTTATTCCTGCTGTGACTGATTTTACGGTTATTGCTAAGAGAAGTATATTAGATACAGGTGTAAATTCAGCTTTTGTTATTAAAGGAACATCTAATACTTACAATAAAGCTGCATTTATGTTAGAATTTAAAAGTAGTGCTAGTATTCAGATTGGCTCTTTTGGTGCGTTGAGCAATAGACAAAATATACCAGATTTAATTACTTATATGACTCCAACTGATTATAACAAAGCAGGAATAAGTAAAGGTACGGCAATAGACGAAAAGGGTTTAATAATGGGTAAATATAGTAATACTTATTATTGGAAAGGAGTATTCTATAAGATGATGCTCTACACCAAGACCATAGACCAACTATCTATTAATATGCTAAAGAACCTGTTTGAAAGAGACGAATTAATTGATGTAAATAACCCAATATTTAAGAAACAATGAAATATATCGTATTTCCCGTAGAAAAATTAAATGAAGTACCACAAGAGGTACTTGACGAATTACACTTGGCTCCTAGAAAGAGCATAGATGGAACAGAGGTAATAATGAAAGTTGCTAACTATGAAATGTTATTCCCATCTGTAATGACATTGCCGGAGCTTGGAGAAGAAACCCCGCAAGAGCCTGTATATCCTTATCCGGTGTATGAGGGAGAATCATTGGATAATTTGTTGTCCGGATATAAATGGACTAGCAGGGATAGTGTGTTATGAGAACGCTCCCTTATATACTGATTTGCCTGCTGCTTGGCGTACTCGTGTGGATGAAATGCAGTCCACACGAACCGACAACGGAAGAAGTGAGAACCGAGACCAAGATAAAGACGGTTGTCAAAGTTTGCACACTGTCTGTTTCACCGCCTATGGCACCGCTATTAACGCTTAAGTTGACGGATACCATTCATATAGGTGATACTGTTGTTCCTCGTGAACAGGCCTACTATGAAGACAGTCTTTACCGTGCATGGGTGTCCGGATATCGTCCTAGATTGGACAGTTTGCAGATATTTCCAAGAACCGTGTATCAGACAGTGACGAATGACATCTACCATACTGTCACCCCAAAGAAGAAACGCTGGGGACTTGGTTTACAGGCCGGGTATGGTTATCCGTGCGGTTGGTATGTTGGTGCCGGAATCAGTTGTAACTTATTTATGTGGTAAATACAAAAATGTGATGAAATTATATAATGAAAAATACAATAATCGATGAAAATTATATATTTCAGAAAGGAGGCAACATGAAATAACCATTATTCAATCCGTACACCGGTAAAGTAGAAGGCCGGATATCGTGGCAAATGACTAGGGGCAATAAGAAAGAAGCCCCATACCCGTAACAGACGACCAAATCAACACGGGCCAACATCTCAGAGACTGTTTGAGGGGCTTCATAGCTTTATCAACAGATTTTGAGATGTTTTGTTTTTGAACCATATATGTTTTACAATATGAAAAATATAGATTTATATAGAGAATTGGTCGAAGCTGTATCAAATGAAACGGGAATAAAAGAGAACGATCTGCTCCATAGTAATTCGGAAGAAGCCGTAGACGCAAGATATATCCTAATACACTTACTTTCCCAAAAACTGACCGATACCCAAATTTCCACCCTTACTAAACTTACGAGACAGTCTGTAAACAAGATACGCAACAACTTCCAATATAAGATAAAGAAATGGAGTGTAGCAACGAACTTGCAACATATTAGCAATGAGGTAGCAACGGAATAATTTAGGAGCAACGCACTTTTCCTGTCCTTTGTGATGCGGTCAATATTGATCGTAATTCCAAATATTTCGAACTATGGAAGAAGTAAAACAAATTATCAAGGAAAAGGAGTACGTTCATGACGACAAAGAGAACGATTATGCTTCTAAAGGTGTAGCCGGAACTGGACTAGGGCTAGGTATAGCAGGCACCGCTCTTGGTTTGTGGGCTTTGGCTCGTAACCGTGGCGGTCTTATCGGTGGCGGTGGTATGCCCGAAAATGTGAATATCAACACAGTCAGTGATGCAATCTCTGGCCGTTCCGGTGCAACGGCTCCTACCGCTTTTATGGCATGGGAAAAGGGTTGTGAGGAATCTCTTGCATTGACAAATGCAATGTGGGGGCTGAAAGTGAACACCCAAGAACAGATGTATGCACACCGCGAGGTGGACGTTGCTGAGAAATTCGGTTTGTACAAGTCACAGGTAGACGCAGACTTCGGTCTGTACAAATCACAGATTGAGGGTGATTTCGGTCTGTATAAGAGTCAGCGTGACCTTTACGATGTTCTGAATGAACGCTACAGTGCTAAGTTCAATGATTTGGACAAGAAAGTTGCTGTTCTCGAAGCTACCCGTCCATATCAAGACAAGCTTATCCAGTGCGAAATTGACAGAGCTTTCACAGCTTCTATCAATTATACTGACCGCAAAACTTGTCGTGCAATCTACGGTGTTGTGGGTTTACCATCAACCCCGACAGTAACAGTGCTGGAGGGGGCAAATCCGTGGGGATGCAATTGCAGAACTCAGACAAGCGCACCAAGCGCAGAGTAAAAAAGAAGAAAAGTTAGTGGTTGTGCCCCTTCGGGGGTGCTCCACTTTCTTATTATTAACCACTAACTAACGATATTATGAATTTTGGAGATCCGTTATTGCAACAAAGGAACTATAACCTGCCGGAACTGGAACGGGAGCAGGAAGTGTTGCAACAGAAAATGGCTGATATGAAACGTACCTATCAACAGCCGCAACAGTCTGTAACTCCAGTGTGGGATGAGATAGATAGAATAACATCTTCTCTCTCCGACAAAGAGTTTGATTACTTACAAAACAATCAGGAATTTCAGGAGAGTAGTATGGATATTCAACAGATATTGCAACGTGAATATATGCGTATTATGCGTCCCATCGTTGAGCAGACAAAAGACGGTAAAGATGCATTGGATAAACATCTTACCCTGCTAAAAAGAATTCAAAAAACAGCAAAGGAGGAGGCGAACAAAAAAGAAGCATTAATGAATGAGTACATTATGCAATACAGCCACCTTACATGGCAAGAGTTTATAGATATGAAGAACGGGAAAGCCCCAGTAACCAAACAAGCTAAAAAATAGTAGGAATGGAAACAAGCAACTTTATAGAAGGCATAGATAAATTGAAAGGTGATTTATCTGAATCTCTAATGGTATGGGCGGGTGAGCGTATCGATGATTTTGTACAGGGAAAACCTATTTTGTCTGTAGCGGGCTCACATCTTAAAAGAAGACTTGAAAACGAAATGATTTTCAATTCGGATAAGATGAGTAAGTATTTGAATGAGGCGGCAATGTGGATGATTGATAAGAATGGTAACGTCAAGGCTGATCTGTTGGTGGACGATTTTATCTCTATCCTTAAGTCAATGAAAGAGACGCCATTTAATTATGGATTCTTGAACGGGAATATCGGAGGTGGAGCGATCAATATAAATCTTCCAAGTAATCCGATTACCTCGTTTATCTTCGGAAATACTACAGCCATCAAAATAACCGAAAGCGATCTTCTTGAATTGAAAGGACTATTAAAGAAATAAAGTATGGAATACAAAGATCTGATAAAAAATGCAAAGGCCAACGGTGCGACATCTGAAAAAGCGATGTGGCAAAGTGTTGATAGCCTTAATGATGTCCTCTGTGTAGTAAAGGAAGAACATCCTGAATTATACATGGCTTTTATGAGAAAACAACACGAGGCCTTATATGGTCCGCACTACGATAAACATTTCGCTGAGGTGGATGTGGAAAAGATCCGTTACACCAATGCTGCCGGAGAAAAGAAGACCGGTGCGCACTGGAATGTAGATCAAATTCTTGAAGCGACTAAATCGATGCCCTTCCCGCAAGGTACAACCCCATGGGACAAATACGTTGCTTTCAATTCCTTCTATGCGGATATGTGTGTGGTCCTAGACGAAGCAACCTTATTGAAGGCCGCTTTCCGGTTCTACTTCGCTGATGAGGACGGGCCGTCCGGCAAGGTTTGGGAATATATGACTGCGATGAACTATGAGGACTAACCTCGATATATTGTTGGAACAAGCGGACGACAGGTATCACCATGATTTCTGTCGTCTGCTCATGGTTATGTTATGGAACACCTAGATAGGGTCCTTAATTGGCTTGTGCCTGTCGCTGTGATAGCGAAGGTTGTATCTTTGTGTTTGTCCCTGGCTATGTAGTCGGGGATTTTATTACACAGTTTAATTTTGCTGAATATTCTTTTAAGTATTAAATTAATTTCGCTATTTTTGTGGTAAAATTAAACTGTATATGAAGAATAGAATAAAAGAGGTATTAAAGGAAAAGGGAGTTACCCAAAAAGAGTTGGCTGAAAAAATAGGAGTGACTGAAGTTGGATTGAGTAAATCCATTAATGGAAATACTAGCAAAGAAATGCTTAGGCGAATATCAGATGTTCTTAATATTTCTATATCTGACTTGATAATTGAAGAAGAAATACTTAGTGCAGAATTTGGGTCTGATAAAACGCCTTTAAAACTTGGCAATTTGGAACTTCCTTGTTATGTATTAGAAAACGGAATGAGAGTTTTCTCTGGACGTGGTATTCAAAGTGCAATTGGCGCTAAAAATTCATCGGGAACTTGGATTAATAGATTTATTAATAGCAAAGGTATTCAGATGAATTTATTGTCCGGTACTTTGGAGAAATTAAACAACCCGATACCTTTTAAAAGAAACAACGCAGGTGGTTCACAATCAATTACTTATGGATATGAAGCAACTTTGCTTATAGATCTTTGTAATGCTATAATTGATGCTGGATGTGACCGGCAATTTGATATAGATGAAGAGTATATAAAGAATGCCACAATCATAATACGTGCGGTTGCTAAAGTTGGTATTATCGCCTTAGTTGACGAAGCAACAGGGTACGATAAAGAAAAAGGAAGAGCAAAGGATGAATTGCAACGTTTCTTGAAAACCTTTATTTCACAGGAGGCTGCCAGATGGGCTAAAACGTTTGATGATGGTTTCTTTGAAATGTTATATAAATTACATAACTGGAGTTGGTCTAAAACTCATAGGCATCCAGGTGTTGTTGGGTATTGGATAAATGATATAGTTTATGAACGGTTGGGACCTATGGTACTTACTGAACTAAAGAAAGTAAATCCTAAAAATGAAAATGGGAACAGGAAAGGTAAATTACATCAATATCTTACGACTGATATTGGGCATCCTAAATTGAAAGAACACTTGGCTTCTATCCAAACTTTAGCAAAGGCCTGTAATTATAGCCTCCCAAAGTTTATGCAAATGCTTGATGTGGCATTACCCAAGCAATACCAACAAATGTCGTTACTATTCCCAGAGGAGGACGATGATAAGACAAATGTTTTTTGATGTTATACCGGGATTTTTTATACCTTTGCCGAAAAACAATGCCACTATGGAAGAAAATAAATACGAACGCGATTCGATCAACGAGTTACTAACTTGGGCAAAAGAAACTCTTAACAACAAGAAGTATCCTTCCGGTGAATTCCAGTTGGATAAGTGTGCGAAGATTTTCGATTGCGGGAAGTACCTTGATTCAATGATCCTTGTGATTGGTAAGAATTGGGAGAATCCTACGTTTTACCCGACGATTGACCAGTTGAGATTGTTTAGAACCAAAATAGAGAAAGGTGAATAATATGATTTATTTATGTGTTGATAAAGACGGAACCGAACGCATTATAGAATGTGAGGTATATTGTGAAAGACGAATGGGTAAAGAGCCATTTAGAGATAAAGAATGTTGGGGGTATGATCCACACAATGATGCATGTATCCAACTCCCTAAAGGTACAATAAAGAAAATAATCGGTCATGAGCTTACATGGGAAGATGAACCGGTAGAGTTGAAATAGGAAAAGCAGCTGAATGAGCTGCTTTTTTATATTTTAGTCCCTGTTTTAGTACTTATTTTTTATAACTTATTGATTTTTAGTATTGTTGGTAGTGGGTACGAGAA